AACACAACATAGGCCATGCCCCGATAGGCCGGCGCTCCGCCTTCGATCATGCCGACCAGCGGATCGGCCTCCTGCGCCTCGTCGCCCGCGTAGAAGCGATACGTCACCTGCGACAGGTCGAACGCCTCGCCATTGGCCCAGGCGCGCTGCACCGACGTCACCGGCCCCTCGCCCAACGCCACGGCCAGGCTGACCGTGTAGGCATATTCCGTCACCCGCGGCCCGCCTTTCGAACCCGCAGAGCGGGTCGTCTTCTGCTCCCGGAAACGCGACGCCCAGATCACCTGTCCCGCCACCCGCATACGTCCGTAGACCGATGCAATACCCACGCCCTCGCGGGACGCCATTACCGGCAGCGCGCTGATCCGCGGCCCCTCCGCCGGGGGCGCCAGATGCGCATCGATCAGCCCACCCAGCAGGGAGCCCGCTGCGCGCCCCAGCACAGCGCCCGAAACCTGCGCCCCCAGCAGGGATAGTCCCTGAGGCAATAGCGCACGCCCGGCCGCCGCCCCCGCCTCCGACAGAATGATCTGTGCCATGCCTAATCCTCCACGCCCGGAAGCCGGAACGCCGCCACCGCCCGCCGCGTCCACCACGGCACAAGCCGCGTTTCGACCGCCGCCCGCCCCCAATAGGCATGCACCAGCGTCCCCTCGCCGGTCGCGATGCCGCAATGCTTCGCCGGCACGCCCATCGCCATGCGGAAGACCAGCACATCGCCCGCCCCGGCCGTGCCCACCGGCACCTCGATCAGGTGCCGCCGCGCCGCCTCGAGCAACGCCTCCTCCCCGGTCGCCTCGGCCCAGTCGGGCGAATAGGCCGGCACATGCTCCGGCTCCGGCCCGACCATCTCACGCCAGACACCTCGCACCAGGCCGAGACAGTCGCACCCCGCGCCCTTCAGGCTCGCCTGATGGCGATACGGCGTACCGATCCAGCCACGCGCCGCCGCCACGATGTCTTCCCGTTTCATCGCCTGCCTCCGTCATTGCCGCTCGCCGCAGGTCCCTGCAGCACAAACTCCGCCCCCGGAAGATGCGGGAAGCCACGGAAGTTCGCGGCATTGCCGAACACATCCCGGCAGGTGGCAAATTGCTGGTCGCAGCGGATGCCCGGAAACGCCGCCACATCGACACCGCACCGCTCATCGCCCAGAACCGCATCGCAGGCCCGCGCATAGACGCGCCCCACGGGCCGCTCCAGGTCCGCTTTCAGCGAGACAAGTTCCGCCTCGAAGCCGTTCCGGCTTCGGCGCACCTCGCTAAGCCGTCCGCTCCAGACCTGCACGAACAGGTCCGGCCGCTGCCAGTCGACGCGCAGCACGTCCGCCTTCGCCCCGTCCCACAGCCCCGCCGCAAGGTCCTCCTCCGTGATCGCCTCATCCGCCAGCGCGCCGCCAGCCGACGCCTGCCCCGGCTTTAGCCCGGCGGACTGCGTGAACGCTCCGGCGTTGAGCGCCCCGCCCGGCGCGTAGGCCACACCGTCCACAACCAGCGCGCAATCGTGCTCCGTGGCTGCAAGGACGAGCCCATCCGCGCGCGTCAGGCGCCAGCAAAGGCACGTCGTCGTAAGGCCGCCGGCGAGGCGGTCGGCAAATTCGCTGTCGATCAGGCGCATCGCTCACCCCACCAGCTCGCTCAGCGGTATGCTGAGGATGCGCCCCGCCCCGAAGGCTTCAAGGTTGACGTCCAGCCGGTCCGTATCGAACCGCACCGGGCAGTCAAACCGATACCCCGCCGTCACCTCGGCGCCGTCCACCGGCGCTGCCGCGAACGTCACGATCCCGGTGGTCGCATCGACGCCGGCACTTGCCCCGGCGCCGTCCACGGCTACCACGACGCTGCCAGCCACCGGCTTCCGGATCGGCCGCGCATAGTCGCCATACGCCTTCACCAGCTGGAACGCCGTGGTGCTGCCATCGCCCGTTCCGATCACCTGGTCGGTCGCCGTCACGGGGCTGCCGGGCGCGCCGCTGCGCTCGTCCAGCACATCCCGGAAGCGGAAGCCGTGCAGCCGCCCGCCCCGCGCCTCGAAGAACGCCACCACCGCCTGCAGCATATCCAGCCGCGTCACGGCGCTGCCCACATCCCAGCGCCGACGGGAGCCCGCCCAGACCGCATTGCGCGCCTCGGCCCCGCTCGCCAGCGTCACGACATCCGTGCGCCGTTCCGGCCCACCGCTTGCCGCCAGCGCCAGTGGCACCGGGAAACTCACCTCATGGAAATTGCTCAGGCTCACAGGAATCGCCCTCCCTGGCTTACGAGGCGCGCCAGCACGGCGCCGATGGCGTTGCGCCCGGCGATGGCAGACTGCTCCGCTCCCTGCGCAAAATTCATGTTCACATTGAGTGACGCGCCTTGCTGTCCGCCGCTGAACACGGTCTCCGCCGCGACGCGCGCAATGTCGCGCAGGATCGCATCCGCCATGCGCTGGAAATCGAGTTCGCCGCTGCGCGCCGCCGCCGCCAGCGTCGCCTCGATGCGTTCGCCGGCCCGGCCGAAAGCGGCTTCCAGCGCGCCCGCCGCTTCCGCCCCCGGCCCCTCCGCCAGCGCGCGCAAGGCGTCTGCCGCAGAGGCGAGATCCTGTTCAAACGTGTTCATCTAGTTCTCCTTTTCTCCGCTCACCCCGGCGAAAGCCGGGGCCCAGGGCGGCATGTCCGGTGCTTGCGGCTCTTGACCCCGGCTTCCGCCGAAATGAGCGCCGGGCGGGCAATCCGGATAGGCCCCCATCAGCGCCGCCAGCCGCCCCCGGTCCATGCCGTCCCCGCCGCCCGCCAACCACCGCCATTCGCGTACGGACAGACGCCAGAATGCTTCCGGCGCGATCCCAGCCGTCAGCGCCGCTCGCAGCATGGCGCTCCACGGCAACATCAGCCCGCCAGCCCCAGCCGGAACGCCTCAGCCACCGCCTTCGCCGCCGCGCCGGGCGACACATCGGCGCTGCCCAGCGCTGCCGCAGCCTCGCCCTCTCCGCCGCCCCGCAACAAGGCCGCGAGCACCACGGTCAGGTCCGCGGCAGAAAGGTTCCGCATTCGCGCATCCAGCTCGCTCATCCGTGTGCAGCCAAACGCCGCCTCGATCTCCGCCAGTGCGCCCAGCGTCAGGCAGAGCCGCCGCTCCACGCCGCCCATCACCAGCCCGGTCTCGCCCCGCGCCGCAATCATGCCGAGGCCCCGAACGTCACCAGACCCGCGCTTTCCAGCGTCACGGCGAACTCCGCCTCGCCGTCATGGTCCCCGCTCCAGCTGAGCTCGCTCACCTGGAACGCGCCTTCCAGCGTGCCGAAATCCGGCAGGATGAACTGCCAGTCCGGCGCTTCGCCCGCGAAGAAGACCGCCCGCATCCGCGCGTCGCTCGCTGCATCCTTGAATACGCCGCGCCCCGTCACTTTCGCGGCCTTCGCGCCCGCTCCGGCCAGCAGTTCGCGCCAGGCTTCGGGACTGTCCGCACTGGTCGCATCCACCGTCGCGGCCGACAGCTGGATCCGGCTCGCCCGGATGCCCGCCAGCGTAACGAAACCGCCCGCGCCGTCTGAAATCTTCAACAGGATATCCCTGCCTTTCTGCCCGGCCATCAGCTCGCCTCCTCCGATATGATCCGTATCCGCACCACGCCGCGAAAGGCGCGCTTGTCAGCGGTGCGCATGGCGTCGGCATAGACCACCTGCGCCAGCACAATGTTCTGGCCGTCCACGGCCCATTCCGCCCGCTCGACCGCCGCCCGCAGCACCGACAGGCACGCCTTCGCCCCGCGCACGCCGTCGTCGCGCGAATAGCAGGCCAGCGAGATTCGATGCTCGATCCCGTTCACCAGGCTCGCCCCGGCAGGGGTCGTCTCATGCCGCTCGATCAGCGCGTATGGGAACAGTGGTTCCTCGCTCTCCGCATCGAACACGCGGGCGGGCGTTCCGAATACGGACTGCACGTCCGCATCGGCGCGCAGCAACGCCATCAGCGCGGCCTGCACGGCCTCCTCCGCCCGCCCGCTCACAGCCGCGCCTCCGTGTGCGCATTCACGATCGCTGCAACATCTTCCGGAAGGTCGGCCCCATCGGTACGCTGATACGCCACCAGCACGAGCCGCTTCAGCGCCTGCACCAGATCGTCCGACACATCCGCCGCCGCGCCATAGCCGGCCACGAAAGTCACATCCACCCGCCCGCCAATGGGAATGGCGGGCAGGACGGTGAACGGGCGCAGCGACAGCCGGCCAGCCTCCAGGCGGAAGCGTCCCGACACCAGGTCCGCATTGCCATCCGCATCGACCAGCTCGACCGCCGCCAGCGCCGTTGCCGGTCCCGGCACAAGGCGCACCCCGCCCCGCGTCACGTCCCGCGGCCAGCACGCCCAGCCCCGCTTCAGCGTCTGCGTCACCAGCGCCAACCCACTGGCCGCCTCCAGCCGCGCCTGCGCCGCCGAAATCAGCCTACTGACGAGGCCATCCTCGCCATCATGCCCGATCCGCAGGTATTCCTTCGCCTCAGCGAGAGACAAAGCCGCCTCCGCTGGCGGCGCGATCACCGTCAGGTACGTCATTCCGAATTCCTCGAAGTTTCCACAGACCCCTGCGAAGGCAGGGGTCCATGGACCGCAGTCACATCAGGTGCTCGCGGGAAATTTCAGTCCATGGATGCCTGCCTGCGCAGGCGTCGCCGGAGTGCAATGTGAAGCTCAGACCAACCCCTGCAGCTTCTCCACGATCGCCGCCCCGATGGGCAGGCCGATGGAGCGTACGACTTCGTCGTCGATCTCGGTCTGGGTCGAATTGATCAGGGTCGCGACGGCTTCAGCCACCTTGGTGGTGAACTCGTCCTGCTGCGGCTTGGTCAGCAGCGACGCCTGGCGCACGAGCGCAATGATGACAGATTCGAACATCTGGATTTCCTTTTCGATTTAACAAATTGATCCGCTCACCCCGGCGAAAGCCGGGGTCCAGAGCCGTGAAGTGCTGCGCCTGCCGTCCTTGGATCCCGGCTTTCGCCGGGATGAGCGGAACACGACGCCAACAAGCAACGCGCAGGCCCAGGGCGCCCGAGCGCAGCGAGGAACCGCGCCCGAGCAGCTAAAAGACTCAGAAAACCATCACCTTCACGGCGTCGAAGTTCTGGACACCGCCGCCGACGCGCTTGGTCGTGTAGAACAGCACGTAAGGCTTGGCGCTGAACGGGTCGCGCAGCACGCGCGCGCCCTGCCGGTCGGCGATCAGGTAGAACCGGCGGAAGTCGCCGAAGGCGATGGCCGCATTGCCCGTGCCGATATCCGGCATGTCCTCCACTTCCGTCACCGGATAGCCGAGGATGGTTGCCGGGTCGCCGCCCGTACCCGGCTGCCAGAGGTAGCGCCCGTCGACATCCTTCAGCTTGCGGACGGCCGCCACCGTGCGCCGGTTCATCACGAACCGTCCATTCGTGCGGAACTGCGATTTCGGCGTGTAGATCAGGTCGATCAGCTGGTCCGCTGCATTCGTGGCCGTGAAGTCCCCTGCGACAGAGCCGACCTTGCCCCAGACATGGCTCGCCTCGGCGACGATATCGTAGTCGAGGAAGCCCTTCGGCTTGTTGCTGCCGTCACCAGTCACGAAGGCCGCCGATTCCTGCGCCGCAAAGGCATTCTCCACCTCATCCGCCAGCCAGGCATCGATGTCCGCATAGGAATCTTCCAGCAGCGCCTGCGTCGCCGCCGGCATGGCGTAGAGTTCGCCCGCCGGGAATTCCAGCAGCGAAAGTCCCGAATGCGCCGTCTCCGTACGCGACCCCGTCTCGCTCACCCAGCTTGCTGCCGCACCGAGGCTCACCGGCTTGCGATACGTCCCGGCAGACGTCTGCCGCACCGTCGCAATCTGGCGCATCGGGCTTGCCGCCATCAGCCGCGCCTCGATAAGCCGGTCGAGTTCCGGCGGCGCGACATAGCCGCCCTGCGCCTCGGTGCCCGTATTCAGGGACTTGACGTCGAGCCGCGCCAGACCGCTTTCATCGCCCGCGCGCAGGTAGCGGCCCCAGGCCTCCGTCCGCGCGTCGGGCTCAGCCGCCGGCGCTGTGCCGGCTTCCGGCCGCGCCATCTTGAGGCTCAGCGCCTCCAGCCGCCGGTCGATCCGGGCGAGCCGCTCATCCGTCAGCGGATCGCTCGCGCCTTTCGCCTCGATCTCCGCAAGGCGCGCATCGTTCGCCTCGCGAAAGGCCTCGAACGCGGCCATCAGGTCCGCCTCGGCGACCCTGCTGCCGCCTGCCATCTTGGTTTCCTTGGTCATGCCTTCTCCTTTTGAAGTCTTTTCCCGTTCTTCCTTCGACGTTGCGAAGGCTGATTGTTTTCGCTCACCCCGGCAAAAGCCGGGGTCCAGAGCCAAAGAGCGCAGCCCGTGCCGTGCTGGATCCCGGCTTTCGCCGGGATGAGCGGAGCCTTGATTTCACGCCGCCTCCATCCCCAGCACCGCGAACCGCGCCCGCGCCTGCATCGGCGTCGCCACCAGCGACACCTCGACCAGGTCGACCTCGATCAGCTCTCTCCCGCCGCCCGCCAGCGCCTTCCAGAGGCGCGGGCGGAAGCCGATGGACAGGCCGTCGAGCCCGCCCCGCACCAGTTTCTCCACGCCCGCCTTCCCGATCAGTCCCCGGACGAACAGGCCGCGCCCGTCCTCCACCATCCGGGTCCAGCGGCCAGCCAGCGCGCCCTGCCGGTGCTGCAACAGCATCGGCAGGGCGGCCCCGGACCGGAGCGAGTGCGCGAACGCCCCCGCACGCACCACGTCTCCCGACTGGTCCGGTATCCCGAACAGGGCGGCATAGCCTTCGATCAGCAGCTCTCTTTGCCTCCGCTCACCCCGGCGGAAGCCGGGGCTCGGAGCGGCAAGATCTGCACTTCGCCGATCCGGTTCCCGGCTTGCGCCGGGATGAGCGGTGTATTTGAATTCACTCATCGCCCGCCTCCACGCGCCGCTCGATCCGGCCCAGCTGTGCCCGCACGTCTTCCAGCTGCGCTTCCACGCGCACGAGCCGTTCGGACACGGACTTCCGGTCGTTCAGCTCCGCCTCGACATTGCTGATGCGTTCCGCCGCCGCGCCCGCCCAGACCAGCGCACCGCCGGTCTGGATCAGGATCGCCATGATCAGGCTGATCGTGACCTTCTTCTCGATCTCCATCAGCCGAGCCCCGCCAGCTTCCGCTTCTCTTCCGGCGTCGCGAAGGAGGCCGCTTCCAGCCGTGCCCACAGCGACTCCCGCTCCGCCGACAGGGCCGGCACGCCGTCGAGGTCGCACCGCACCTCGACCTCCCCGCCCATCGGCTCGTCCAGCCAGGCCGACAGGGCGCCTGCCATCTTCTGCGCCAGCGGCAACACCGTCATCCGCCAGAAGGCGAGGTTCGCTTCCCTGTAGTTCGCATACGTATTGTCCCCCGGAATGCCGAGCAGTTGCGGCGGCACGCCGAGCGCTAGCGCAATCTCCCGCGCGGCGCTGTTGCGCGCCTCAAGGAAATCCATGTCCGCCGGCGACAGCGACATCGGCCGCCAGTCGAGCCCGCCCTCCAGCAGCAACGGCCGGCCCGCATTCGCCGCCCCCGAATACAGGGCGTCGAGATCAGCCTTCAGGCGGTCGAACTGGTCCGGCGGCATCCGTCCGCTGCCGGAGTAAATCAGCGCCCCGGAAGGCTTCGCAGAATTGTCGATCAGGGACTTCGCCCAGTCGGCGCTGGCATTGTGCAGGTCCAGCGCGCGCCGCGCCGGGGCCAGTGCCGGCAGGCCGAGAATATCGTCCTGCGGATGGAACAGCTTGAGGTGCAGAACCGGGCTCCATCCGGTCTCCTCGCGGCGGATCGTCCGTTCGCCGGCCGTCTCCCGCACCGCCCAGGCCTCCGCCCAGCCGCGCCCGTCCGTCACCGGCCGCACGCGCCCCGGCTGCAGCAGGTACAGCGCCGCAATGCCGGTCTCGCCCGACAGGCGCACGGCCTCGACAAAGGCATTCCCGGCCAGTTGCAGCTGGGTGTAGACGCCCTCCAGGAAGCCCGCCGCCGGCAGGTCCGGTGCCGGCCGGCGCAGCAGGCGCGCCGCCGCCTCGTGCGCCGTCATCAGGGGAACGCTCGCCGCGGCCTCGGCAACCATCCGCACACAGCGATAGGCCACGGCGTTGCGCAGGTATCCGTCGCGGGTCAGCGCCCCGCTGTCACGTCCGCCCCAGTTCGGCCCGCCGGGGTCCGTCAGGGCAACCAGAGGGGGCGCCGACTTCGCCTCGCGCCCGTCTTTCCGCCATCTCCAGTTCCACGCCATGCCGCGCCATCCCCGTTTTCGTTGATGGCGAAGAGTTAAGGCAACCGGCCCCCTGCCGGATTTGATTTGGGAAACTTGATATTTATCAACCGAATCTCTGGCAAATACAGGGGATTGTGCGCTGTTTTTTCCCACCGCTTTCAGCTGTTGAGGCGTAGCCACAGGGGCGCAAATCTGCTTTGTCCCTCAGTCTGAAAAAGGGCCAGAGCGGTCGGGAGGAGCTGAAAGAATGTCGGCACGCGTCATTTCCATTGCCAACTCCAAGGGGGGAGTCGGCAAGACGACGACCTGCGTCAGCCTTGCCGAGGCCTTCGCCGCAGAGGGCCGCCGCACCCTGGTGGTGGACCTCGACATGCAGGCCAATGCCTCGCTGCTGGTGTTCGGCCATGAGGGCGACGAGCACCTGTTCCAGGCCATCAACGACTACGCCACCATCTCCGACTGGCTGCTCGAGAACTTCGAGGCCAATGAGCAGAAGCGGCTGGAAGAATTCATCGTCACCGACGCTTCCGACGTGACCTCCGGCGACAGGCCGCTGCCGCTGGACCTGATCCCGTCCAGCCCGCGCCTCCGCAAGACCGAAAAAGAGCTGATCTACCACCTCACCGGCCAGGGCTATTCCATGCAGGCCCTGGAAAACCAGGTCGGCCGCCGCCTGCGGGACGACTTCGACCTCCTCAAGGCCAAGTACGACATCATCCTGTGCGACTGCCCGCCCGGCATCTC